CATGCGGGTTCTCTTTATCGGCTATATGTTGCGCCGCCGCTTCGAGCGTTGTGGATGGCGAGGAACGCCAACTGCTCTTACCGATGATCAATTTGATCATGTGAGCCAGCCAGCTAAACAACACGCTCGTGGACCCCGTATCGCCGGCCGGAACAAGAGCATCGTTAATGGTGGTATTTTGCTCCGTGTTGACGATGATTTGAACCGTATGCGCATTGGAAACGGCAAACACCATCCGCACCAGCAGGTTGAAATTCACCCCAGCCGATAGCTGGGGTTTTTCCACCACCGGGTGTTTGGCCACGGCATACAATATGCCTTGGTCGGTGTACAGACCAGCTTCCCGAACGAAAAAATGCGGCGCATCGGCCGGGATGATGATATCCGCAATGTATTGATACGGATTGCCTTCATCCTGGTACAACGCATATATAGTTCCTCTCCAGACTTCGTTCACCAGCTCCGTCTGCTCCGGATCCGGGTCATGGTAGGCGCCGCCGCTATCACCCAGAGCCATCTGCGATAGAATGACGGGGATTCCCGTTGCAGCCGCCTCTGCTTCGGCCGCCAGACCAGCATTGGTCAAAATTGTAAAAAAATTTTCCATCCTCGCGTCTCCTATGATGCCAGTGGCATGATCCGCACCGTCTCACCCGCGCAAACAGCAGCACCCTTGTAAAGTATTCCTGCGCTAAAATTTCTTGGCCCGACCATTACCGTGGCCTGCGAAATGGTCGTTGCACCTAGTACCGGTGCGTCTGCTGGCAGGATCGTGTGATACCGAAGCTCGGCGAGCTTAGATCTGGCGGGCTTTATCTCATTGATAGCCCATTTGACCTGCTCAAATACAACCGGAGATTCTCCTGCCGGGTTTTCCGTCTCCACTCTGAAACTCGCCCATTTCAGCGGGTCTTCGGTGCGCAGATTGATCACCCTGGCCGCTTCGAATCCGAACCCCTGAACGAACACCTCGACCATTGTCGCCGCCCGGCCGCCACGAGCCCACCATTGGTATGCAAAGCGAATCCTGGCAAGCCAATGATCTTCCAACTCCATGGGAGACTGAACGATGCCGCGACTACGGGCAAAATTGGCCAGAAATGCAGCTTCGCAACGTTCCGGCGAAAACTGATCCCGTAACTGAAGAATGTCATCGCGGGCCGGATCCAGGGATGTGGCGCCACCATCGGTCAGCATGGCCAGAGGGCCGGGCTTTTGGATCCACGGCAAGCGCAAGGTCTTACGGAAGTAGTCCCAGAATATACCCATTATGCCTCACTCGCCCAAGCCCAGGTGATCGTGACGCCCGCCAGCACCGCTATGCCGTCCTGGGGTATCGAAACATCCACAAAATCGGTATTGACTCGCTTGACCATCGGGAGCATCACGGCCCAGTTGAGTCGGTCCCTGGTTGCATCCTGGCCGACGCCGAGGGACGATATGCCCGCGATGGTGGGTATCGCCGCAAAGAGCGCCCGGACCCGATTTTCAGCCTCGGCCACGATGTCAGACGGTGTACCACCGGTAAGTTCTAGCTCGGCCTCATACGTGACATTGACCGGTGTCGGCCCCTTCACCTGTACATCGTCGTTGATCGGATTCTTTTCGTCGCCGACACCGGTGCCCAGGATATTGGCGCGCACGGCATCCAAGAGCGCCTCGGTTGGTATACCGCCCGATCCGATGATCACCACGTCGAGAGTGCCCTCCCCCCGGGGATGTTGATCGAGGATCTTCACCTCGACCACACCGGTGACTTCCCTCGCCCATGCTTCATATGCATACTTGGTGCATCCCGATAGCGCCATCCAGGCCAATTGATACCGCAGGCGCAGGCTGTCGTCGCTTTCCTCATCAGCCCCTTCACTGGCCAGCCAACCGGCCCGGTTTTCCACCCCATCGACCCCGGTGATGACGGTGGATATCTCGCTGATCTGCCCGGCTGTCACATTGGCCGTAGCGCCGAATTCCTCCGCCTCGACCGTGACCGCGATCTCGCTTGCCCCATCGGGTAAAACCGCATCGGCGACGGTGATGAACCTGTAAACACGCCCGGCGCCGTCGGGCTTCGTCTTGACAATGCGGCCCGCGGAAATCGGGACGTTGCCGGTCATTCCGGTGCGGGTGAAATACACCGTCCCCCGTGCCTTCGTGGCACGGCGACGCGTAACACCGACTTGACGGCAATGGAGATCGAGCCACAAACCGGTTGCCGTATCGGGGAATGCCTGCACCAGCACGGTCCCCAGAAACTGGTAGAGCTGCCAAAGACCCCAGGCCCATAGCTCGATCAGGCCCCGGACGATCCCTTTGTTCAGGTTCAGTCGGATCGGAAGCCAGCCTTTAGCGGCGTATTCCTCTTGCTTCGCTGCCAGGCGGTCAAACAGACTTTGACGGATCTCATCGAGAGATCTAGAGACCAGCTCTTGGATTGACATCGCTTATCACCATTGTCTTCTTGTCGCTGTCGTAGCTGATAACCAGGTTGAAGGGATGGTCCTCATCAATGAACGTCCACGCGGCCCGTGCCGAGAATCCATTTTCATCCCAGGCGGCCACTGAACATGATACCGACCCCGATGCGACGCGGGGATCCTCCTCGATGCGCCGCTCCACCTCCGCCTCGAAAGCAGAGCGATTGGCAGACGTCAACTCGTCGCGGAAAAACTCATGGATCAGGCTGCCGAAATCGACATCATAGAACAACTCCCCCAGGGGGGTCCCCAGACGAAGGCGCACGTCCTGAACGCCGGTCTCCGGGCCGCTCGTCAACAGCAGTTCGCCGTTGGCGGCCACCAGGGCCTGACCGTCGGCATCGATCCTGATATCCTGGCCGAACAGATCCATTTCCTACATCCCCTGGGACGGTGGATCCGTTACGCCGCCGCCCGTGCCGTGCTCTTGGTGGGTATGCCCGTCATAGGTCCCCCGCATGCCGCTCATGCTCTTTGCCCCGCCGGCATCGGCGATGTTGCCGCCCGCCATGAGGTTTCCCGTCACCATGACCTCCCCGTCTAGGGTGATCTCGGGAGCCTTGATCGTCGCCGGCCCTGACACCTCAATCCCCCATGACCCGCCCACCGTTTCCGACTTGTCGCCACCAATCTCATTGACCAGATCCGCGCCCGTCTTGTGGACGATGTTTCCTTCCGGCGTGATCTTGATGAATACCCCCGGCGACTGCTGGATGATGAATGCCCCTACTTCGCAGGCCGGCGCGCCGTTTCGCGCCCACCGGAAATTGCTGATGCGCGGGTAGTCGGGATCCCCGTCATAGTACTCGATGTCGCAGAAGGTTCCCGGCGCCGGCGGGCAGACAACGCCCCGACTAGGGCCGCCCCAGAGGATGGGGATTTCCACCCGGGAGATGACCGGCTCACGCTCATCGACGCTATCGTCGTTGCGCAGGGGCTGCACGTCGGCCCAGTATGACCCGTCTGAGGCATAGCTCTTCACGACCATGCCTTTGCGCGGCAGCCGGTAATAGTGGCGCAAATTCGGCATCACGAGCTCCACCACCCGCTTCAAGAGATTCTTGAGATCGCTCTCCCTCATTCCGACTCCGTGCCGTACCAGATGAAGGTCCGTGCCGTATCCGGCGTCCCTTCATGTTTTACCCTGAGCGCCCGAAAACGCTCATCAATCCCCCGCCAGTTATCCTGGAGATGCACCTGCCGGGAATGGGTCAGCTCCGGGAGCAGGAACGTCTCGATCATAGACAGCGCCGCCGGTCCCTCGGCCGGGGAATGGGAAATCAAGCCATCTCCCGTGGTGATCACTGGCGCCTCTCCGACCTCGTCAAAGTCCCCCCAGTTCACTCCTGATGCGCCCAGCCAGAACGCCCACCGGCTCATGTCGATCTCGAAAGCAGCCTGGCAGGAATGGGCAGCCTGGCGCGCCACCTGCCAGACCGGGATATTGGAGGCGATGAAGCGAGGCAGTACGATCCCGGGGGCATCGATCCGGCCGATTGTCAGGCCGGCCTTATTCACGGCCCATTTTATGATCGCCTCGGGAGTCTCGTTTTCCCAGCTCTGGGTGACGCGGATTGCAGCCAGGGGAAGGGATCCATCCACGGCACTGACCTCGATCTGGTCTTTCGTCTCCCCAGGCCCGCAATACAGAACCGACCCTCTCCAGACAGCGGGGTCCCGGTCTCGATACCCGCAGGTGATCTCGACGGCGTCGCCCCGCTTGATCGATTTGTACAGGTCTCGTTCCGGATCGGGCAGGATGACCCCGGCCCGCCCCAGAGGAAAGCTCCGCTGAGAGTCGATCCACCAGCGTGGAGCGCGGTATACTTCGTGTTCCCCGATGGTGATGTTGAGTCTGAGACCGCTTATCTCCATCGTTTAGCCCTCATTCCAATCCCGCGTTTATGCCGGCCATGAACGGATTGACCGTATCCGCAACCGCCGGTGCTTTGGCGGGTTTCGGCTTGACTGCGGGCGTGCCAGTGGCCTTTTTCTGGGCATTGGCTTGTTGCTCCCGCCTCACGACTACCGGCAGATATTCCGAAAAGGCGAGCGTGGCCCGGATCACATCGCTCTGATCGTCTTCCTCGGATTGCAGCCCCGAGAAGACCACCTGCTTGATATCCCTCGCATAGAAGTGGCTTCCGGCGATGTCGTAGATCCTGGGGCTTGGCTTGTTTTCGTTCCCCTTGAAATAGCTGTCAATGATCGTGAGCTTTCCATAGCATGTGGTCTTAATACCGACTTTTTCGCCAGTGTCTGTCCTGTGGCCGATGATTTCGGCATCGCCTTCCCCATCGGTGAGCAGATCGAGAACAACCTTGATGTCCGCATCTTCCCATCCCAGCGGGGTTCTGGTCTTTCCGCTCATATGGTCCCGCTCGGCCCTATCAAACTTGACGCCCGCGCTGACGGTAATGGAAACCAGAATCCCTGGAAGTACATCATTACCGAGTTTAATCTCTCCATCGGCAAACGTGAGACGGTCAGTCGGCATCGTACCCCTCCACAAGCGCCTGAAGCTGTCTGACGAAGTCTTGAGCGTTTGTGACGCTGTTCAACTCGATTCTTTCGATGTGGACCACGATCTTGCGGCTGCTTCCGGTCGTGGAGCGCGCCTGGGGCATAGCAGCCTCTCTGCTTCCGGAGGGCACCGAGACGGATGGCGGCGCGGAAACGGTGATGTCCGGCGTCTCGATCTTTGGTGCTGCCAGGCCGGGATTGACCGCCGTCGCTCTCGCCATCGATTCCGCAGGGGCAACCATACGAGTTACCGCGGGGGGAGCTGGCATCGAGGCTTGCGCGGGCATCGGTTTGACGGCGACCGCCGTGGTCAACGCCACGCCAGCCAACCCGGCCGCTACAGCCTTCCTGAATTCCGGCGCCGCAACGGATATGCCCATGCCCAATGTCTGCATCATTCTCTGGCCGGAAAGCGTCAGCCGAGAGAGAGGCCCCTCTCGGGCATCCGAAAACGGAAGAAGATTCCTAACTCGCTGGAATATCGATTTGACGGCATCAACCGGTCCCTCGGCCGCGGACATGATTCCGTCCACCAGGGTAGCGATGATCTTCCGTCCAGACTCATACAGGCCACTGAAAATAGCCGGGAATGCATTGAGCATACCCGCCAGGGCGTCGGAAACGGAACTGGATATTTTCGGCAAGATACCGATCACGCGATCTATGATCGACCAGATCAACTGAAACGGATAGAAGATCCAGCGTGCCAGGTTCGTCCATCCCTTGACGATGATTCCCAGGCTGAACCCGATGAAAAAGAGAAAGCCGTCCATCAGGGTCTTGAACCATTCAACCCGGCGATACATCCACACCATGACGGCTCCCAATGCCGTGACGGCTGCGACGATGCCGATCACAACCCAGGTCATGGGATTGGATAACAGCGCCGCCGTCATTCCCCAGAGGGCCGGGATAGCTGCCAATGCAGCCGCCTTGATCAACGCTATTGCCTGAACCAACAGACCAAATCCCAGGGCCATCTTCGTGACCAGGGTCCCGCCAATTCCAATGGCAAGAAGGATTCCGCCTACCGCCAGGGTCAATGTTGTGACCGCGATCACCACGCCGCCTATGATGCCGGCGGTCTTGGGGTTGGCCACTACCCAGGCGTCGAAACGGCCCGCCAGATCGTTTACCTTGGCCATAATGCCGGGCAGAAAGCTGACCTTCGCGACCACTCCCCCGATATGGGCCACCAGATTGGAAACGGTACCGGATAGCGTCTCCCACTGCATTTTGGTTCCAGACATGATCTCCTGGATCTTCATTTCCATGTCTGCCTGCTGCCGGATCCGTTCCAGCATCTGATCGTAACCGGCAACACCGCTCTTCAGGAGCACCGCCAGCGGCCGGGCCGCTTCCTCGCCGAAGAGCTTCTTCAGGGTGATGATCTGCTCTTGAGGGTTCAGGGCTTTGAGCTTTTCCAACTCCGCAATCATTGGCCGCAGCCCCTTGAATTCCCCGGCTGAGGTAAAGAAATCGAGTTTGATCTGATATTGATCGAGAATGGGTCCTACGAGCTTGGCAATCTGCCCGCGATCCAGGCGGTGGCCGATTTCAGCCATGCGGGATAACGCCTGGGCCATGTTGGTGCCAGCGGTACTTCCTTCGATCCCCGCGGCGGCCAGGACCCCGACGATTGTGGAGAAATCTTTGGCCGCTTCCAGCCCCTGCAGTCCCAGGAGCTTCAACGCGCCTCCGGCAAACTTGAAGGTATACGCCAGGTCTCCCACCTCGACGCCGGATGCGTATTTCAGGCGTTGCAGCAGGTCCATGAAACGGACCATGTCATCGTCAGCAACGCCCATGCTCTCGCTGAATTTGGCCACATGGGTGGCCGACTCGGCGAAGCCGAGTTTCATCAGGGCCGCGAATTTGGCTGCCGCCTCGCCGGTTCCTCCGAGGATGCGATTGGTTTGTACGCCCTGCTCACGCAGGGCAATGAACATCTGAACCATGTCCTTGGTGGATCCGGGCAGATCGGAACCAAGTTTTTCCGCCAGGGCATTGAGCTTTTGGTACTCCGGGCCCACCACTCCGGCTGAATCCATCAGCGTGGTGCGCAATCGCAGTTGCGCCTCCTCCAGATTGGCAAACTGCGTCACCGTGATCCCAAGGGCCAGCGCCCCCGCCACGCCGGCGCCGACGATCCATTTCCCGTACTCCTTGAATTTGTCGAATACGGGCTGGAGCTTCTCCGCCTTGGCCCGGAGCGTGTCCATGCTGCGGGAGATCTGCTGGACCGGGCCGGATGCCAGATCCATGATCTTGAGCAGGATGCCGAGTTTGAAGATGGATTCCATTTACTGTTTGCCCCCGAACGCCTTGCTGATGGCCGCCGCCATCACCTGGGTCTGCCTTTCCTCGATGAACAACGCCTCTGCGTATTGTTCCATCAACTCATCCAGGTCCTGAGCCGGATCGGCGTGGAGGTAATGCCGGATCAGGATCCCCATCTGCCTGATGGCGTTTGTCGCCAGCTCCTCGCGGAGCTCTACAGCTTTTTTGCGGTAAACTCCTCGTTCATGCCCACGGCCGATTGCAGGGCGTTATTCAGGGCCACCATCCGGCCGGGGTTCTCTTCATAGTCCTTGGCCAGTTCGTCCGCGGTCGGGGCAATGGCCATCTCCAGGACCAGGTTCTTGGCGGCCAGGGCGGCCTTCCCCTTCGTGGCCGTGGCGATGAACCGCTCGATGTCCTTCTTCCCCGGCTTGGTGAAATAGTAGACCCGGTCATCATCCCCGGTCAGTTCCAGGACGGTCTTCCCCGCCTGCTGGGCATCGATTACTGCCTGCGGAAGTGTCTTCTTCATGAGTCGCTTTCTCCTTTCAATCAGTTGCCCGGTTTAGAGTAGGGCCTTGGCCACGGTGGCCACAACCTGCGCATTGCCCCACACGATGGGTTCGAGGATCTGAAAATCGAACTTCCGGCCTCCAACGCTCTCATCGTTCTGTTTGGCCGATGTATCGCACTTTGTGATTTTGCAGGCGGGAAGCTCATCGATGACGATCCCGGCGCCGTCCTTGGAATAGCAGACGACGATAGGGAAGGGGGGTCCGCCATACCAGGATCCACCGAGGGCTGCCGACAGCAGCTCGGCTTCATCCAGATCCATTTCCATAGACCCGTCCGCCTTGTAGTTCTTGCGTCCGTATCCGCGGGGAGTTCCCCCCTTGCCGTAGCGCGGCTCCACCGGCCGTTCGTCCTTGTAGTTGATGGACGTGACGCCGATGCATATCCCGGTGGGGAGAACGATCTCGATGCTCTCCCAGTCGTAAAGCTGTCCGTTGATCATATTGGTGCTCCTTTCTCAGCGGTTATTGCAGCCGCGGATCAAACCCGCTGCCCGCATAGACGTAGCTGGCATATAGCTTGATCGTGCGAATGATCGGAATGCCGATCAGAGTCATTTCCACGGCCACGCCATTGTTGACGATATCCTGATTGGGTGGAATGGTGATCACATGCGCCGCCAGCTCGGACGGGATCGCCGCCACCATGGTATTGAGGGCCGCCCTCAGATTGGCCGCCAGATAAGCCAGCCCGGCCGCCCCTCCGCCGAGGAAGGCATCCCCCGCCTCGTCATACATGCTCTTGAGGGCCGCGACCCGCGCCTTGCGCACGGCCTTGAAAACGGTCCGGAGCACGGTGAGGAACTGGTAATCGCTCGTCGTCTCGGCTAGGGTCCGCTCATCCCCCCAGTACACGCCGGAGAGCCCCGCATATCGGCGGGCCGTGATGTACCCGGCGGTCTCCAGTATGGCCTGATGCGCCTCGGTATAGAGATCGGAGAGGGCCAACTGCGAGATGGCCCCATCGCGCACCCGGCCCAGGGCCCTCATCACCGGGATGGAAAGCAGCCTCCCGGCAGCCAAGCCCGCCGCGTTCCGGATGAGCCTCTTGCCCGTCGAATCGGATATCTCCCCGCAGGCCGCGCAGACGGCAATGAAACGATGGGCAAAACCCTGCCGCTCGGCGACCAGGGCCGCGGCCCAGTCGTCATAGTCTTCGTCCGCGTAAGGAAGCCGGGCCTCGGTCAGGAAGAACGTCGGACGATGGGCGTTCCAGAGCGTATCCGCCTTGGTCCCCAGGGAGGCCCAGTCCGCCGAGTTCGAGGGAGCCGCCACGTAGACAAACTCCACGTCATACAGGGACAGGGGTGTCTCCAGGGCGTCCAGGACGTCCGTCACGGACGGCACTGGCGCCAGGATCTCGAAGCTGTATGTGTCGCCGGCAACCATGGCTTCGGCGGGGGCCGTGATGGTCACACCTGTGGATCCACAGGCGATCTCGCCGTCGACCGGGATGGTACGCACAGCGCCGTAGCTGTCCCCGCCGTCGAGGGAGAGCTGATACGTCCCGGTATTGCGCCCGCCGGCTGCGACGATCTTGAGGATCACGTCCGCGGCGGCCTTGACCGTGCCGGCAGCGGTGATCGCCGGACCGGTTCCGACCTTGGTGATGGGGCCGATGGGGGACCGCACCAGGAAGGTGTATGTGTCATCGGCAACCAGGTCGCCCACTGCCAACAGCAGCGTCGCCCCGGTGGTTCCGATGGCCACCTGCCGGTTGACCGGGACGGCTGCCGTGGCCCCCCACGTGCCGCCGCCGTCCTGGGACACCTTGCATGTGGCCGTGCCGGGCGCCCCACCCGCCACGATCTGCACCACGGCCTGGGCGTTTCCCGTCGGGGTACCGCTCACCGTGCCGTCAGGCCCTTCCCCTGCGTGAACCACGGATGTGATGTAGCCTCCGGCCTGGCCGGTCACCGGAACGGCGATCACGACCGGGGCCTGTCCGCCCGCGGCAAACACGTCCCGCAGCCGGTCTACCAGGGGCCCCACGCCGAGGAGCCCCTCCAGATCGGAGGATTTTCCGAGCAGATACCCTTTTCCCACTTCGCCCAGGGAGCAGACCCCGGCGACAACGCAGGCCCCCTCGACCCCGCCCGGGGCGATGCCGCTGGTGCCATCGATCAAAAACTCAAAAACGTCTCTCATGTTCGCTCCTTTCGGTTCAGCAAGGTTCATCCCGGAACGCTGCTGAAGTTAAATCCTGCCTCCACCCATGCGGCGGCTTTTGAACGCCTCAGCGGCCGCCTCGAACTCCGGGCCGCTTACCTGCTTTCCCGGCGCCCATCCGGTTGCCCGGCGCAGGCCCGCGAGGGTCGCCGGCGTCATCCCAGATTCCGCCGCCAGGTCTTCCACCGGCTTCAGTCCGCCGGTCGCCGGCGGGTGCGGCGCCACCATCGATGCTCCCACTTCTCTGTCCTTCCTCCCCATAGCTGCTCCTTTCTTATGTTGCGATGCTCGGCGTGATCTCCACGCCCGTGATCAGCGGCTGCGTCGCCGTCTTCTGGATGCCCCCGGCGAACTCCACCCGCATGATGGCCAGCTTCGGCCGGCGCAGTTTCCTGTCCATTTCCTCGTCGGTGTCCCAGGGCCGGGCCACGTCCTGGGGATCCACCCGGATGGCGCTGTTGTCGGAATCGGCAATCCACTTGTGTTCGGCGATGACGTTGTAGAACTGCTCGACCAGCCCTGTATAGGATGCCGTGCCCCACAGATCGTCCGGCCGAAGCGCATAGAGCAGGCAGCGGAAAAGGATCTCCCTGTCATACCGCCGCCGAGTGACCGTCAATTCTGTCAGTTCTTCGTTTCGCGCCTTGGCGATGGACCGGCCGGATTTTTTGGTTGCGTCCCGGAGATCCAGGCAGCAGGCGGCGTAATCGTGGTCCTTGAGAAAATCGATGGGCAGCTCGTCAAAGAAGATGTCCCTCACGGGCGGAACGGCCTCCGGATCCGGTTCCTCTCCCTCCGCTGGAGGCGGGAGGATTCCATCGCTATATGGATGCGTCACGCCGTCCGGGAGCAGCAGCTCCTTCAGGCGCGCGGTTAAAAATGTCCGGCATGCCAGGATCATTTTTTGAAGACCTCGATAACTATCCCTTTCAATTCTGCCGTTACGTCATCCCTGATTTCCTCAAAGGTCGGCTTCCACAGCTTCCTGGGCGGGATTTTCTTTCCATCATCGTTTGGTTGTTCGTGGATCAGGCCGATGCTCGTTAGCTCGATCCCGTTCTTTGTCTTGACCCCCCGTATCACGCCCACGCCACCTTCGAAGGCGTTCAGGACACGTGTGTTGATGTTCTCATACATCTTGTTCGAGGACCGGAGGATATCCGGTGAAAGATCCAACC